CAAGACCGCCTCACATACCTTGCCAACACAGGTGGCATCACCGCATCTGGTACCAGCATTCAGGTTGGTTCATCTAACAACCTTGCTAAAGGCATCATCGAAATTGATGATGAACTTATCTGGATTGACTCATTTAATAAAGCAACCAGCACAATGAACGTTATCCAAGGAGGCTTTGGTCGTGGTTATCAGGGAACAGATGCAGCAACACACGCTCAGAACGCTCTGGTAATCCTGTCTCCAACCTTCCCACGTCAGAGTATTAAGCGTGCTATCAATGACACTATCAACTCATTCTTTCCTAAACTCTGGGGCGTAGGTTCTACAACCTTTACCTTCAATGCAAGCCAGACTGCATACACACTGCCAGCAGAGGCTGAGTCTGTCATCTATGCCTCTTGGCAGACAACAGGTTCTAGCCTTGAGTGGTTGCCTATCAACCGTTGGCGTATGGACCCAATGGCAAACTTTAATACATTCGGTACCAACAACACCATTAACATTTATGAGAACATCCAACCAGGTAGAACTGTTCAGGTCTTCTACACCAAGGAACCTACCGTTCTAACAAATAACGGTGATGACTTTGCATCAGTAACAGGACTACCAGCATCAGCCTATGATGTGGTCATTCTTGGTGCTTCATACAAGTTGCTCTCATTCCTTGACCCAGGTCGTATCAATCTCACATCAGCTGAGGCTGACCTTAACGATTCAAAGATCCCATCAAATGCAGGCGTTGGTGCATCTCGTTATATCTATGCTCTTTACCAACAGCGTCTTAATGAAGAAGCGCTCAAGCTACAAGACAAGTTCCCAATCCGAATCCACTACACCAAGTAAGGCAGACCAATGACACGTAGATACTCCTCAATCAGCGTAGAGACAACACTACAAACAACCGCTTCAATAGGTGCTACAACTCTTACACTACCTTCTTCAGCTGCTGTTACCGCGCTCCTTGGTGGAGCTACTCTTTCTGCAGGTAACGTGGATCAGTTCACTGTAGTGCTAGACCCAGATACAATTAAGGAAGAAATTGTATTTGTCACCGAAACATCTGGTGCAACACTAACAGTTGTACGAGGACGTGCTGGCACTGCAGATATTGAGCACCTTTCAGGTGCAGTAGTACGCCACTCATTAACATCAGATGACTTGACTTACTACACAACTGGTGTGGACTCAGCAGCAACGGCTGCAGGCACATTGACCTTTAGCAACAAGTCAATCTCACTTGGTACTAACACAGTAACTGGTACTACAGCAGAGTTTAATACTGCGCTAACAGATAACAACTTTGCTACCTTGGCAGGTGTAGAGACTCTGACTAACAAGACTCTGACTACACCTGTATCTAGCATTGCAATCAATGCTCAGACAACTGCCTATACCTTGGTTGCAGGAGATAAGAGCAAGTTAGTAACAGTTACATCAGCTAGTACAGCTAACGTCACAGTCCCTGCAGCAACCTTTGCTGCTGGAGATATCATCTATGTATCTCGCAGTGGAACAGGTGCTGTTGGAATAGTGGGAGCTGGAGGAACTACAATTAACGCAACTCCAGGTACAACACTACGCGCTCAGTACTCAGCTTGTGCGATAATCTGCACAGCATCAAATACATTCTTACTCGTTGGAGATCTTGCTTAATGTTAAACCTATTGGCTTTTGTGTTAAAGGCTAGGACTGTTGGGCCAACCCCAACACCTACTCCTACGCCGACCCCGACACCACCGCCTCCAACACCAACACCGACACCGACCCCGACCCCGACGCCTACCCCTACGCCTACTCCTACACCAACCCCAACTCCTACACCAACGCCTACACCAACTGTTACAACTTGGTACTGCACAACAGCATTTGGTGGGCGCTACACATCTAGTACAGATGTATCCCGTACTGGTGAGTGTGAAGTAACAGTTGCTTGTTCTACAAGCGGGTATCCAAGTCCTCCACCTTGCTAAAGGAGATTAAATGTCAGATGTAAAGCCTTGGGATATGTTTACAAGTATGCCAAGGGCATCTGAACAAGAGATAAATCGCAGGATATCAATATGCCAATCCTGTCATTTGTTTACAAAACTTCGTAGGTGTGAAGATTGTGGTTGCTTTATGGATGCCAAAAGTAAACTACAACCTGCTACCTGTCCGTTAGGTAAATGGGAAACCATCTTTATTTCTATTGCCAGCTACAGAGATGGCGAACTGGTTAAGACAGTGCGTTCTGCTTGGGACAATGCAAGGCACAAAGAGAGTTTATTCTTTTCGATAGTATCTCAGGCAGAGGATGAAGAACATCCTGACCTATCGTTCATACCTGATAACCAGATTCGTTATGTAAAGATACATTGGCAAGAGACAAAGGGTGCTTGTTGGGCCAGAGAGATGGCCTCAAGGGACATCAACCAGAAGTACTTTTTCCAAATTGATTCTCACTCAAGGTTTAGACCAGACTGGGATCTAACCTTGGTTCAAGGATACAAGAAACTGCAAGCTCATTGGGGCGACAGAATCGTAACAAGCAACTACCCAGATTCCTACATCCTTGATCTTGAGACTGGCGAAGATATATTTAACCAGTGGCCTGTGTTCTACAAACTAAGAGCTGAATGGGATGAAGGCTCAAGGATGGTTCAGGCTAGATGGGAAGAGTGTGAACCAGTTGAGTCTGGTCACGAAGTATTCTTCGTATCTGGTAACAATCTATTCTGTGAGTCAGATTACATTAGAGAAGTTCCATACGACAACCAGTTGTACTTCACAGGCGAAGAGCCATCACTGGCGCTTAGGTTTTACACACGTGGAATAAAGATTATCAATCCACCAATGCTGTATATGTATACAAACTACAGTCGTGAGAATACTAAAAGACCACTGCACTGGATAGACAATGGTGACTGGTGGAAGTTAAATAAATCTTCCTACCAGAGACTAGCCAAGATAATGACAGGTGATACAACACTTGGTATTTATGGTATCGGTTCTGTTGATCTGTACAAAGAATATCAGGAAAGATCTAATGTCTATCTTGAAGATAAATACGAAATAATAAACAGCATATAAGGAGAATAAATGGCAACCGAGTTCGACATTACGGATCCAATCCCATATCCATTATCGAACCCAGCAGGTGCTACGAACTTTTCAGCAACTGGTGTTGCATACGATGTAGCCTTTGCAAGCAATCCATTTTTTATCGGAGCATCCGATGAGACACCCTATCGTCGCGTAACAGCGCAGTATCGCAAGCAACAAATTGACCAGTCCAGAGAACCAGGTGAGCAGACGCTGACCGGTTGGTGGACTCGTAGCCAGTCATCCTTTCATCAAGGAGCAGGCATCAAGTTCTTTGAGCCACAGCAAGATGAGTCCCTGCGCTTTCAATTCACAGAGTCTAAGGGTGTAGATGTCTGGAGTAAAGGACAGGTTAGCCTGCTCAACAGCACAGTTAGGGCTAGGGCTTCAGCATCAACTAACTTATACCTAGTTGGTGCTAGAGACAATACTAATAACGTAGATGCAATTGTCTTTACTGAAGGAGTTGATCTCAAGAAACTTACTATGAGCGGTGATACACCTACCGTTACTACTTATACTTTAACAGCAGCTCCACACACACTTGATTTTATGGCTTTAACCTCTGATGGAACCAGATACTTTGCTGCAGATAATGACAAACTTCATAGAGGTAATATCTTTGGCTCTACATCTGATGGTCATCTCTACGATCTTAATGGTCCAGTTACTACAGTAGCACTGCGCTATGCAAAGCAACGTTTGTTAGCTGGCGTGGGTAGAGAGTTATATGAATTAGATTCTAATAACACAACTACTCCAGGTGGTCACGCTTTACCTGCTGAATTTTATACACACCCAAATCCATCGTGGATATGGACAACCATATCTGAAGGACCTGCTGCTTTCTATGTTGGTGGCTATGCTGGATCCCAGTCATCTCTATACAAGATTACATTAGACACAACAACATTAAACTCATTACTTTTCCCAGAACTTAATGCACCTACTGTTGTAGTTGATCTGCCAGAGGGTGAGATAATCAATGCCTTTGATGTATACCTTGGTACCTTTGGAGTTCTTTGCACTAACAAGGGTGTAAGAGTTGCGTTGGTATCTGCCGATGGTGACATCAGTTATGGACCATTGCTAGTAGAGACAGAGTGCAAGAGCGTAACCTTTAAGGATAGATTTGCTTATGTAACAACCTTGCAAGGTACTGAGTCAGGTATGATTCGTATTGATCTATCACAGTCATCAGTTCCTAATAGCCTTGTCTTTGCCTATGCTTGGGATGTTTGTGCAATTGGTGAGACTGTCAACCCAGTATCTACAGACTTCCTTGGTTCTACCGATAGAGTTGTCTTTGCAGTACCAGGTGATGGAATATGGATTGAATCATCAAGTGTCAAGGTACCATCTGGGTACCTACGTACAGGTTTTGTACGCTATAACACAACAGAGAATAAGATCTTTAAGATTATGCAGACACGTGCAGATAACACCTACGGTTCTGTATCTGTAGATTCTATTACAGAAGATGATACCTATTACCGCATCGGTTCCTTTGGACAAGGAGTTGCTATCAGCGATGTCAATATCAGCTTCCCAACTTCTGCTGTTGAGTTCTTAGGATTCCAGTTTAACTTTACCCGTTCATCTACAGATACAACACAAGGTCCAGTCTTTACTGGATACCAGGTTAAGTCACTACCTGCAGTACCACGTCAGCGATTGATTCAGTACCCAGTGTTCTGCTATGACCACGAGAAGGACCACTATGGAGTTGAGGTGGGTTATGAAGGCTCAGCCTATGACCGCATCAGCCAGTTAGAAGCAATAGAGAATCTAGGCGACACCATCCGCGTCGAAGATTTTAGAACTGGGGAATCATT